ACTTGTGAAAATGGTTTTCACAAGTTGAGCTATTTAATATTAATATGCTTAATGAATGATGACTCAACCAGATGAATCTCTTTATCTGTAAATCCTAATAATTCACGTTTTGGGTAAACTGTATCTGGAGCAGATCTAGTAGCTCTATCTCTTAAACCGTACTGGTGTACTTTTGCAATTCGACTAACTCGGCCAATAAAACCAATTGCAATTGATTCACTATTACTTAGAACTTTTAGGTGGGTATTAGATTTAATCCGGGAAAACATTTTTCTTTTTATTTTTCCTTTCTGGTCACGTAAGCGTGTACGCCTAGCTGTGTAGGTTGAACCATCAGGGTTTTGCTGTGCTGTTATATGCTGGCGTTGGCTTGTTCGAAGATCTCGTCCAATATTCTTGGCCAGTTTTGCCCTTTCGCCTGGATACAATCGATTTAATAAGGGTTGAAGATAAAGGGCAAGATCTTGAATATTATTCATGGATTTTTACCTGGGAAAGGCATTTCCAAAGAACGTCCTTGAATATTGGCCGTGCGCCATGTTGCCAGAGTAGATCCATCCTTATCTATTAATTCAAAATCTGTAGGTGTACCAAACTCAGTATATTGTGGTTCAGTCGGGTAGGAGATCTCAAATTTCCCTTCAGAATTCTTTTTCACAATGACACGTTCAGTTAAAGGGATTTTAAAATGCAGGTCATATTTGCTGTTATCAATGAGTTCAGCTTCAAAAGTAATGGCTTCTTTTACCTTATCTAGATTGGCCATGAGTTCGGATTGGTTGTCCATAATCCATGTGAAAAGGACGACACCAAATACATCTACATCACCAGCATAATCCGTAATGATCATATCTAGCGTATAGGCCATTTCAAAGCTATATCCATTCGCAGCAGTACTCATTAATTTACCGTCATTAGCAAAGATGAGTAAGCGATCTGGATCCTGTGGTAGATCCGGAATCGCATTTAGCAAATATTCACGTAAAGCATGGGGTTTTTTCATGCTGCAGTTTTCTCCCCATAAATTGGTTCAAGGTGGTCCCATTCTTTTTGGAATTTTGCTTGATAACCAAGTTTTTTATAGTTTTTGCCGTTGTAGAGTGTAAAGACTGTATGCCAATCTTGTTTTTGTAATGCTTCTAATAAGCCTGGTTTCCATTCAATAAAACGGATAAATGCTTCGAGTTGGTGACCTTCGCTAATCTGCTGTTGATCAACAAACTCTTGAACAGATGAATAATCAAGATCCTTCCAATTTTCGCCCATAATTTGGAACTGGCCCCAACTAGTAGATTTCAGGGCAGATTCTTTATGAATATTTATGGCCATACTTAACCGTGTATATTCAGCTGCATCACCCTTGTAACCACCAGTTAAAGTATTGACCAAATTTGGTGTTATTTTTACCTGATCATTCGCAAATGTTTTACCTAATGCTTGGCTTAAATAAAAATACATTCGATGTCGTTCAAATAAAATTTTAGCCTTTCCGTTTTCAAGAAAGCCTACACCTTGGCCTTCGACAGCTCCAAAAACTCGAATAACTAATTCAGGAACTTTTAAACGTATTGCAGCTTTTTTATAGTCTTCATCTTTTAAAAATTTACTTATTGAATCACCGGCTAAAGCTTGGCGAGTTTTATCACCGACTTTTCCGTCAGCTACTAAGCCAAATTTACGCTGGAGTTGAATCACTGCAAATTCAGTACTTTCACCAAAAAGACCATCAATGGACAGGGGTTTACCTTTAATACCCTTGTAACCCATCTTAGCCAATTGCTTTTGAAGCGTTGCTACGGCATCACCTTTTGAACCAAATTTTAAAATCATGTCGTACTCCAAATGAGTTTGGCCACATTACCTTTTGTTCGCCAGATGAGTACTGCAAGAAGGATTGCAAAGATGGCGTCCCACAGTGTAACTGGATCCTTAAAAAATAAGATATGCACTGATTGTCCTAAAAAAGCTGCAATCAAAGTTGCTGCAAAGAAGGAATAGCCACGGTGAAAATTTCCACCATGACTAAAGGTCGCAATACGAAAACCGCAAATGAGATAAGCTAAAACGGCAATGGTTTGAAATAATAATTCGATCATGACTTGCCACCTCGAAAGATGTTCAAAATATCTGACAGCTTTGCAGTCTTAACCCAATCAACAACCTTGATTAATATGAATAAACAAAGTGTTGATGTAATAAGGGCTGCCACTGCATCAGCCTTTAATAATGTATGTTCTGTAATGAGTGGTGCACTGATATAACCAATACCAGTGGCCAATAACATATTGCGAATACGTTGGTAAGCATTTAAATCTTTTTCAAAAGTTGCAATAAATGCTGCCCCAAGTACTGCACCTAGCAACGCATTACCATTAATAAATGGAAGCAATGACACTGCACTTAGAGTGGCAATGGTTGCTGTAGAAGTTGTGGGTTCTGGCATAAATTCTCTCAATCCCAAAGCTGAATGCTTTGAACTTTATTTTGTGGAGTTGGAATGTCTGGTAATTGAACTTTGGTGCCCATTGGAATGAATGGACCAAATTCGGAAAGATGAGGATTTGCTTCTAATACTTGTTCAACTACTCCAGTGCTCCGCCCATATTCACGCCAGCAAATTGCATCAACTGTATCGTGTTGGATTGCATAAATTTCTTTCATCTAAACCAACTCCACATTGAGGCGACGGACTTTTTTTATATCGCGGATGGCAAAACGCAAATCACGTTTATAGTCATCAATCGTCGGTGTCAGTTCTTCGGCTTTTTGACTGCCATTACTTGTAGTGTCGTAAGATCGGTATCTTTCACAAAGTTCTGCACCAGCTGCGGCAGCAACTGCACGGAAATACAAAACAGTAGCAATAGGTTTTCCATTCACCTGTTTAGTTGTGATCTCTACTAAGGTTGGAGCTTTACTGAGTAAACTTTCCAGTTGTTCATTAACATGGATTACAGCTGCTTCTATAGCTGGAATTAGACGCTGATTTGTGACACTTGAATCTAAACGCAGAACTTCACGAACATGGTTGCTTGATACCGATGGAAAGAACGGGTCACTATTGATTACAACGTCCTGAGTTGAAAAAGTACCGTTTGCAATTAATCCAGACATTTTAATTCTCGGTTGGGTGAGGGGTGGAGAACTGAACCAAAAACAGGACAAAAGAATGTTTGTATCTGGTCAGATCTGCCCCTCGGTGGGTGCTGGGCACTCGTTAAGAAGAAATTCCCTCAAATACCTGATTGCCAAAATCGTCAACAACAGGGGAGCCATCAGCATTGAGTAATGGCTGAGGTGGGTTTTCTTCTAATTGTTTTTTCAGCAAGCGTTCTGCTTTTTGAAGTTCTTGTTTTCCACCACAATTTTCATTGTGTTTAATGGCACGTTTTAGAAACGTTACAGCTAAGGCATAAAGCTCTTTTTGCAAATATGTCCGACCCATAGCCACATACAGTTTTGCCCGAATCTGGTCATGCATACTGAATGAAGAGGTAAGAGTGTTTGCTTTTTCTAAAATAGATATGTCGAAAACTTCACCTTCTGTATATGCAGCTTTTGCAGCGTTACCAATTTCTTCAGCAACAATAGATGCTGTATCACGGTTGAAGGTATCTGGCATATCAAGGCCATATTTGAGTGCAAATTCTGCAATCCGAAGACCTTCTTCAAACAGGCTTGCATCAAAACACCAAAGCATAATTGTCGTGACAATATCATCTCGCATGTGCGGAGTACGTTCTTCAACGGAAAGAACTCCTTCCACATAGGGCATATATTTAGGGATCAATTTGGCTTTGTGCTCTGCACGTTCAATTTCAGACTTAATGCCGCGTAGTAAATTTTGGTCATTTTTTAATTCGGCCAATTGAAGTAAATACACGCTGGCATCTTCACGGACATCACCAAATTCATTTTTAGTCTTAGCAGCTGCTATAGCTGCTAAAGACTGTAGGCGATGTCGTCGAGCTGGACTCAACATAAATCACCTTATTCCTGAATTACGATGTTTTCGACAAATGCAACTTTGTCGTAGGTTTCAATCACATATGCATCGTTTGAAGATTGATATTCTTCAACTTGGTCCAAAGATGCATTATCAATAACTTTTCGACGTTTACCGGTTTCTTGGAAGTAAATTGACAAGTTATCGAAAGAAGTTACGAGAAATGCATTTTCTGGAAAGAAAGGGACACGAACAGCAGGTAGACTACCAATCTGTTTTTGACTTAATACAATTTGACCAGCTAAAGTGTCTTGATTGTCTTTTGAATTATTGACCAGTGGGAAGTTCTTATCATTCAGCAATTGACGACCACAAATCACAACTAGATCGGTGTCATCTTGATGAATTTCACTAATCAAGTTATTTACGACATCTGTTACAACAGCATCTAAATTCTTATAGTCACCAGTAGGGCCAACTACAACTTTTCCAGATCCAGCTACAACCTCTTTCATATGATGAGAAGGGGCATTAGTACGAATTTTTTCTAACCAGCCGATGTTAAGATCTTGTAATAAAGGATTTGCATTACGATCCGTAGTAACTGCAACAGATGTTCCATGCCACCCGATCATAATCATGTCTAAAGCGATTGCACGTTCTACAAAAGCTTTCCATTTTGCATAGAAATCTGGAAAACGTGCCCATGCATCCATTTTTTCATAACGCAAAGCTACATCAAAATCAGTTTTTGCACATTTATATGTATTGGATTCAAGGCCAGTTGGGTCAACAGGTTTACGAGGTGTACCACCTTTAGTATTCGTTCGACCTGCAATTGTAGAACCTTGATTTAACCCGATTGCTTCGCCTTCTAATTCTTTAACAGGTTGAATATTAATGCGTTTCAAGAATTCAGAAGATAACTGAATAGCATCAATCATTTTTTGAGCTATTGAGGGAGTTACATTGAATTTTTTTGATGGATCTGCAACACCATTAACTTTAGCAATTTTCTCTAACGTTGCAGTAAATTTTTCTCGTGTTAGGTTTTCCATATTTTTAATACTCTACTTTTTCTGAGAAGTTGCCAGTGCTTTCTGGGGTAGGTGGTGTTTGTGGATTTGGTTCTTTACCTAATTTTGATTTCAGATCATTAAAATCATTTTGAAGTTTTGAATGATCTTTTTTGAGTTCATTCAATTCTTTAAGGGTGTCACCAAAGGTTTGGGCAATTGCTTCAATAGACTTTGCAACTTCATTGAACTGGCCTTTATTCTGATTGTCTTTTTCTTCTTGCTGTGGTTTTAGCCAGTTCATAACAGATGAAAAGAGATTAGAAACAGGAGAGTCTTCTTCAAATTCCAAAGCAATTTCTTCAGCTGCAGTGAAAAGGTTATTTTTATGCTGCTTTTTAGAAGTAAATGGGTTTACATCAGGATTTTTAGATGCAAACTCCATAATTTGCGTACCCAATGAGGCAGGGGTATCAGTAAACGCAATACCTACTAAATACGCTTCGTTGGTATCTGCAAAGTTTGGGTTAACCTCAATTGAGTTGAAAAGCTTCTGCTTTTTGCCATGCAATTCAATGAGGTTGTCAAACGCCTCTAATTGAGCATACAAAGCCCACTTTTTCTGTCCGGCAATTTCATCTTCTTGTGCTTTTAGCCCAATAACTTTTGCGTAACTACCAAATGGTGAATCAGGTGTAAAACCACGGAGATGTTCAATATTTGCTAATGCAGTATAAGTATTTTGACTATAGTTCTTCGCCATTTGTTGAATCCATTCGGGTTCAATTACTCGGCCATCTGTAGTTGCTCCAGCAACAGCAACTCGATAAAACTTGGATTTCTTACTCATGAGGTTTGAATCCTGCTTAATATTTAAATAATTCATAATTTACCTAGTAAGCAGAATCGGAATTACCCGAATAAGAATCAATAAAACCCACTTGTGAAAACAGTTTTCACAATGCCATCTAAATGAATCAGTAGATCGAAATTGGCTTAATGAGCCAATGAAGACTGAAACTGAAAATCCGCCTCTGACTTTTGATAACCGCCTCTTAGCAAAGTTCTTATACTGGATGGGGTGGCGAATCAGCTCGATTGCAGAATACTTAAAAGAAAAAGACAAAAATGTTCATGCTTGGAAGGCACGAGATGGATGGGATGAGCAAGCCCCTGAAGGGCGTGTAGCTCAGGCTTTAGAAGCCCAACTTATAAAGCTCATCATTTTAGAGAAAAAAACACCGGGTGATTTTAAAGAAATTGATTTGCTTATGCGTCAACTGGAACGCATGGCCAAAATCAATAAATATAACAATGGCGGTAATGAAACGGACCTTAATCCTAATTTAAAAAATAGAACAGCTGGACCACGCAAACCGACTGCCAAAAATGTTCTTACAGAAGAACAGATAGAAAAACTTCTTGAAGATTTCGATGAGGGGTTATTTGAATACCAAAAGGTTTGGTACCGTGCTCGTGAGCAACGAAATCGGGCTTTATTAAAATCACGACAGATTGGGGCTACTTTCTATTTTGCACGTGAAGCTTTGATCAAAGCCGTGACAACGGGTCGTAATCAAATTTTTCTGTCTGCTTCTAAAGCTCAGGCGCATGGCTTCAAAACTTACATTAAGGATTTTGTTCTTCAGTCGATTGGTGTGGATCTACAAGGTGATCCAATCACAATCACTTTGCCTTCAAATGAAACCGTTCAGCTCATTTTTTTAAGTACTAATGCTAAGACTGCACAAAGCTATCATGGCGATCTGTATTTTGATGAGTTCTTCTGGGTTCATGGCTTTGCCACACTTAAAAAAGTGGCATCAGCTATGGCAGCTCAAAAACAATATAAAAAGACTTACTTCTCCACCCCTTCAAGTAAATCACATGAAGCCTATAAGTTCTGGACTGGTGAAGCGTTTAACAAAGGTCGTTCTAAAGACAAACAAGTTGAGATTGATACTAGCCATGATGCATTAAGAAATGGTGCTCTCTGCAATGACCAAATGTGGCGACATATCGTCAATATTTATGATGCAGAAAGACAAGGTTGTAATCTTTTTGATATTGACGAGCTGATTGCGGAAAACAGTGCAGATGAGTTCGCCAATTTATATATGTGTGAGTTTGTCGACGACGGCCAGAGTGTATTTCCACTTAGCATAATCCAGCCATGTATGGTGGATTCATGGGAGTTGTGGACAAAAGACTTTAAACCATTAGCAACAAGACCTTTTGGAAATAAGTCTGTTTGGGTTGGTTATGATCCAGCTGAATCTGGAGACAGTGCAGGCCTAGTTGTTGTTGCACCACCTGAACCTGGTTACAACAAATTCCGTTTGCTTGAACACCACCAATTCAAAGGGATGGATTTCGCTAGTCAGGCTGCCTTTATAAAAAAGATTTGTCAAAAATATCGAGTGGCATACATCGGTATGGACAAATCAGGCATGGGGACTGGTATTGCTCAATTGATTCAAGAGTTTTTCCCAAACCTTACTACCTTCACATATTCGATTGATGTCAAAACTCAACTGGTCATGAAAGGTATGGATGTTCTTAACAAAGGCCGGTTTGAGTTTGATGCTGGTGCAACTGAAGTTGCCCAATCATTAATGGCAATTAAAAAGACCCTCACAGCTTCCCAAAAACAAATGACTTTTGAGGCTTCACGGGCTGAAAACATTGGCCATGCCGATCTGGCATTTGCCATATTCCACGCATTCTTTAATGAGCCATTGTCACTTGAAAATGACGGAAACTCAAAAAAATCCACAATGGAGATTTACTAAATGTCTGACAGCAAAGTCCAGGCTTTCACTTTCGGAGATCCTGAGCCGGTTCTTAATAAACATGACATTTCTCAATATTACGAGACTTGGTTAAATGGTCGTTTCTATGAACCACCTATTAGCTTCAATGGATTGGCTAAGTCATTTGCTGCAACACCTTATCTTTCTACAGCTATCATCTATAAAAAGAATCAATTGGTTTCAGCTTTTAAGCCACATCCATTATTGAATTCAGCAAGTTTTGAAAGAATGGTTTTGGACAATTTGGTTTTTGGTAATGGTTATCTCCAACGCATCGATAACAGGCTCAATCAACCCTTACAGTTCAAAGGGTTAATGGGTAAATACATGCGTCGAATGAAAGATCCTAATCAATACCTAATGTTAACGGAAGGATATAAGGAGCATGAATTCAATCCAGGAACCGTGTGTTGTGTAAAAACCTCAGACATTAACCAAGAGATCTATGGTGTTCCTGAATACTTGTCAGCTTTGCAATCAGCTTGGCTAAATGAATCAGCGACGCTATTTCGTCGTAAGTATTATAACAATGGATCACATGCGGGTTTCATTCTGTACATGACCGATTCACAGATTGAT